CGTGGTTTCCCGCAGCTTTATCAACTAATATACCGCAATGACCATAAACACTTGCCCATTTACGTTTTCTTCCCCAGAAGTTACTCCAATTTGTGCCATAAAGGTCACAATCATCCATAAATAAGTCCCATAGATTGTCTTTTTTTAATCTACCAAATTCTTCGATAAACGGTATTTCTCTTAAGAAATCGTTTAATACGTTTGTAATCCTTTTGGTATAGTTAAAACCAAAAGCCGCCGCCTTCCTTGCTTTGAAATTCTCTGAATCATCTTCAAATTGTCTTAACACTCCCCATGCAATTAAGGCTTTTGTTCCTCGATACGCAGCTTGGTAAAATTCCCAGTCGTCTTTACCTTCATCGTAACCTTCGCTTGTTTTCAATAGATCTTCTTTTTTCATGATAAACCTCCAAGGATTTAGGTTATCTGTATTTCTTTTGTTCGCGTGTTTTGTAGCGTTTCGACATTAAACGATAACGTGTTTCATCATAGGCATGATCCTCTGCCTCGGTTGCCACATCTTCAATATTCCGTTTATCTCTTGGTAAAACCGGGACTGTTCGAATGAAATGCCTACAGTTGGAGAATATTAACAAGCCAGGTTTTTCCATTGGAATTTCTTGTGAATTCTTAAGGAATCGTCTTAGTTTTTCAAGTCCTTGTTTCCTGCTACCGGGTTTCTTGTTTGCCCGCGTCCAGTTAACTCCTTCTCTTCGCATATCGGCGGCAATACACATATTGTTTTCTTCATCATAGATAGATGAATCTGCGGGACCTCTCACGACACCTCTATTACCGATAATCTTTTCAAATTCAATAGAAACTTCAATCCTTTTAATCTCCTGCGCGATTTCAGATGCGACCATTCTGCATCCTTCATTTTCTGTTCCATTCCATCCATAAAATTCATATATTCTAAAGATAGTTCCTCTCGGAAATGATTTTATTTTCCCATCTGCAAGAGTTATCTCAGTCCCATCACTTTCTGCCCACCATCCTACTGAGAACGGTCTTGCGGACCCCCAGTCAAAAGATCTGTCCACATACCATGAATGGGGTATCTCGAAAGGCTCGACAACATGCCGTACTTCATCCCAGATGTCGTCAAAGGCGCCGCCGGCCGTAATGTCCCAGCTTCCATCCCGCCACGCTTTCCGTTTATTGGGATCCTTAATTGAATCGAGTTTTTTGATATATTCAGGATCTGCTTTTAAGAGGACTTTGTTTTCGAGGATTGATCCGTGGATTCTAACGCGTTGTTCGCCTATATTGTTCGAAATGATGGTACCAGGCGGGGCCGGGTCAACGAAATACCTCTTAACCCAGTTCATTCCTATTCCCCACGAATTCGTCGTAGATCGATATTTCCTTGGTACATCGGGATTACTCGATCGGCAACATGATTTCATTGCTTCGTAGCATTTATCGTCTGGCCATCCTGTGAGTTCTTCCCATCCAATAAACGAATTACTATTGACAAGAAAAATACTTGAATTATCATTTTTGTCTTGCGTTACAGACTCCAGTTGTGTTATATAATGGTTTACGTCTTCAATTTCAAAATCAACCATTTTAACAAAAGGAGTTTCTGATGACTGAACAGAAAAATGATAGGACTTCAATGGAATATTTGTTTCAAAAGATTCATGGGTGTAAGGATGAGTATAAACGTTCTGAATGTCTTCGTAAGGGGTATGTCCAGATGAATTGTCCTGAGCATCCTTATTGTTGGTTGGGCGGTTGGATGTTTGAACATCGTTTTTTATTGGAAAAAAAGGTTGGGAGGTTCCTAAAACCTGAAGAGGAATGCCACCATTTAAACCATATTCGTTCTGACAATTGTTCTGAAAATTTAACATTCCTTGCTTCAAAATCTGAACATATGCGAATGTATCATTCCAAGCAATTTGATCCAGCGTTAATCGAAACGGTAAGGGGGGCTGCGAAAAATTATGAAGTTTCCCGTGTTGATATTGCTGAAAGGATTGGGGTATCTGTCTCGACAATAAAGAATATTTGTCGGAATAATAACATGCTATGGATTGGATCAGACGAACATGAATTGAATGAACATGAAGTACAAGAAATGCTAAAGACTGACAAACCAAAGCAAGTTGCCGAATGTCTTGGTATTCATGTCCATACGTTGAGGCGGCGTTTTCCAAATCTTCTCCCAAGAAGGAAGCCTTCTGGTTATTTAGATCAATATAAGAAGAAAGTTTTGGCGCTTCGTGATAGAGGCCAACCGCTTCGTGCAATTGGGAAAGAATTTGATGTAACGATGAAAACTGTATCCGATGCAATTGCGAGATGGAATCGTCCAGAGGATTATCTAAAATACGAAAAAAAGAATAATAGATTTCTCGATGAACACCAGAAAGAAATTTATAAACTTCTTTTAATAGGGGTTTCACAGGTAAAGATTGCTTCAAAGTTTGAGACAAACAGGACAAGCCTATCCGTTGCCATCCGTAGGTGGTCAGCACAGGGTGCAGTACCCCCTGAAGTTGCTCGCCTATTAAATTCGAATAAGAATCGTATACAGAAAGTTTAATAGCGGGTTTTTCATAATGAAACGTTTTCGTTACTTTCTTGGGACCTTGCAACGTTTGGATTAAATCACCAACTTTTACATCCCTTGCTTGAATTTGCTTTCCATTTGCATATTTAATATAACCCTTATGATATATGCTGTATTCATGCCCGTGATAATTCCAATAATCGTCAGGATTGTCCATGTGTCGCAAAAGAAGCTGCTCTTTTCCTGGGAATGTCCACACATATTTGGATTCATTGTATTTAGCACCGGGAAAAATCTGATAGAACCATTTCTTCGTTCTTTGGATAATATCGTCTAATTGCTTATAAGTTCTCCTAAATAAGAGCCCGCGCCAGGCCCTGCCATATCCCTTGCCTACATCCTGGGCGAAATCCATTAGGATAGAATCTGTCTTTTGACTTCCACGAGTCCCATCATATAGTACCTCATAAATGGGACACGCAAGATAAAGTCGTTGGCTTCCCTTTTGCGGTTGCCAGATTACATTGATTTCTTGATTTTCATTCTTCGAGTTCATGGATGTAATCAGTCTCTATGGATTTTTCTTTAAGAAGTTGTTGTTGCTCCGTAGCCTTTTGAGCCCAGTCATGAGCATCTTCAATCTTCCCGGGAACCAGCATAACTCCAAAATTCCCTGAATGTTCGATTTCTTGTTTCTCGATGTAACCACGATCTTTGAGTTGTGTTTTGGCTGCAAAAATAATACAGGAGGAGTCGCCAGCTGAAATGTTCTTCATTAAATTATCTTCTATGAAATCCTTTTTTTCCTCAATAGCAGTCTTATAAGCCTCTACGAATTCAGGATAAAGTCTCTTCCATTGGTAATAGGCATCTCGTTTTATTCCGGCAGCATCACATGCCACCTTAACGTTGAATGATGATTTCTCAAATGCTTTTAACCAGATTCTTTGTCTTTGTTTGCGAAGTTCAATTAACGCTAAGTTGGCTTTCTTGTATCCGTATCCACGATCTTTAGCCGAAACTGCAATTCCAACATTCTTTTTTCTTTTCTGGACCAATACCTTATATTTTTTCTCGAATTCAGGATCATCTCGTTTCCATGTATTAACAATGTATTTTGTTATACCTATTATAGTAGTGACCTCGCTTGGGCTTTTTTCTCCTCCGGAGTAGAGCAAAAGCCATTTTTCTTTAAGTTCTTCATTTTCTTTTTTATCAACATTTAAAATTCTCTTCCTTGGAACGATCATGCCTTTCACTACTGCATCATCGTAGATTTTTTTATATTCAGCAAAAAATGCTCTATCGTTGAGCTTCCATCTATAGAAATTAGATTTAATCATACCAAGCTTTTTGCAAGTGTTTTCATGTTGATACGCGCATTCTGGGAATGCTTCAAGCCACTTAGTTTTCATTAAAACCGTGCTTTTTCTTCCTGTAAATTTATCTGATTTGATAGTCATTTTTTTCACCTTATAATAAAATTTATGATTTTTTCCTTGACATTTATAAATTTTTATTATGATACTTTAGCAACCATAA